TCTCTGTCTTTGTCATCTAATTTCCTATTGTCTTGTTCTGCCATAAAATATCCCTATTTATGTCTCTAATACAAGAGGAGTTTTTCTTCTTAACGCTTGTTTTGATCTTTTATAAAAGTTATCTATAATTTTTTTAAAGCCATTTTTAGTAGCTGATATAAAAGGTCTAGCCTTTACTTGTTGATTAGGAATCATAGACTTAGGGGCTGTCATAAATCCTTTTTCATGTAAAATCCCGTATCTTAACATCTCCATTCCTTGGTTAGTGGCTTTAATACTGTTATATAAAGTACCAGTTGCTTTTAAAGGAGGACTAGTCGGTTGTGTTCTGCTTTCTCTTATGTCTTTAGTAACTTGTCCTAATGGAGGCTTTACGCCTCTATCAATATTTTCTTTAGACCCTTTTGCAGAATCTTGAGCATAATCTAATAAAGTGGTTTCAATCAGTTTTGGCATCTCATTTGCCAACTTACCAAAATCAACCCCTACTGATATTTTCAATTTCATCAAAAAACTCCTTTCCAAGCTTTTTAGCTTCTAGATACTTATCTTGGTTGTTTTTAATATATTCTTCTGCTTGAGCAGTAGCCCAAGAGATAGGATCTTTTAATATTTCTTTTATATCGCCTTTTAAATCAACATCAAGATCGTTGATCTTGTCCAGGCGTTTGACGAAAGCTATTAAAGATTGACTGTTGCTTTGTTTGCTCATTAAACCCTCTGTTATTGTCTATAATGGCTTGAGCTTGTTCTACTGTTAAATCTTTATTTTCACGAACCATTATTTTTGCTTGTGTAATTAAATTATTTTCTAAATCAAAGTTATCTTTTAGTATTTGATCTTGAACTGTTTTAGGGTATTCTACCTCATAGAAGTCTACACCAAATTCTTCAGAGAGGTTAATTCCATTATAGGAAGCAATAACTCTTTCAATCTCATACAAATCTTTTTCATACAATCTCCAAAGGGCTATGTCATCGTAGTAATCTTCTTTTCTTTCCATATCTTTAACCATTAATGAAATACCACTAGGAACTTCTCCACCAGACTCTGCCCATTGAATCCATAAATGATTGTTTGAGGCAACTAATTCTATTTGGAACTTAATATTTTGAATAGCTTCTGTAATATTCCCACTAGGGCTAGTAATGTTATACTTACCTTCATCTCCCATATCTAGGATAGTGTTAGAACCAGCACGAATCATATTTTGATCTGCTTGTAATCCATTAACCCAAGGTTGACCAAACATATTAAATCTCAACCCTAGATTCATTTCTGTAATACTGATATTTACTTGCTCATTGCAATTAATTATATCACTAGCACCTTCTACATGAAAAGAATCAATTTGGTCTTCTCTATGTGTAAATGAAAATGGCAAAATACCATAAGGGTTTTCTTCTTGATAAATAATATCTCCATCTTCATTCATAATCACATTCTTTTCTGCATCCCAATATTCCCATTGTAGTTCTTGAGTATTAGAAAGATCAGCTACTTGATTTAAAAGTGGATATGTAATTGCTATAGGTTGAAATGGATTATCTCCAAAGTAAGATTCAAAATAGTAAATAGGTCTATATTCAAATTTACCATTAGTCCAAAATACTCTGTTGGCAATTGTACCTAATAAACGAGTCATGCGTTCTGAATGCTTTAATCTTACATCCTTAGTAGGTGTTAACGATTGATAAAGGTCTGATGTACTGCCAGTATTTCTTTTAGCACCAAGTGTATATATACCACTTACTTTATTAATAAACTTTCTTGTAAAGTTTGTTAAGGATGGAGGTATTTCAGTAAAGGCATCTCCTGTAAAGTATTGCCTAATATACTGCTCAGTTGAAGTACCAGAATAATAATCTAAGTGTTTTCGTATTTCTGCTCTTCTGTTATGAGCCATCATCATCTTAGCTTCGCTTAGTTTATCTTTAATAACTTTGTCTATCATCTTTGAATCCTCTTCATTTCCCTATTTTTCATGGGGAATCTGTTTATAATAAAATACCTAAAAGCATCATTCCCATGATCGTGATAACCATCTTTTATAGGCTCTTCCTTAATCGGTTTACCATCTTCAGACTCAGGATACCTATACTCTTCAAAATCTTGTATTACATCTACACACTTTTTATCTACATGGATTCTTCTAATGCCTTCAGCACTTTCAAAAAACCCTCTAGTGTACGCTACGCTATTAACAATGTTTCTACTTTTCCTGTCTTTAGTAGATAACACTCTAATACCGCTTCTTCTAAATATCTCCATATCTCCAGCACCACTCTGACCTTGAACATTAGAACCAGCTGGATCGCCATAATAACTAACTATTGGATACCCTTTAACCTTAATCATCTTAATTAAATCATCGGTCTTAATATCTTTTTTGTGTAAGATAGAATCAAATACTCTAATATGCTCAAACTCTCCATCAAAGTAAGTTTGAATAAATAAAACGGCTGGCATACGAAAGCCAAAGTCGATTGTGCAGTAAGTAGGTAAGTTAGGATCATAAGGAAAATCTCCCGTATCTAATTCCCTATTAAAATCCCAAACCTTACCCTCAAATACAGAAAATTCTGCTCCAAATTCTTGACCAAAAAGTTCTTTAGACATATTACGCTTACGCTCTATAATTGCTGGGTCTTCAATCCCTAAAGGAAATTCATGTTGATTTTTCCATGATGGAGAAGTATAGTTAGCCCATATATCATCCACATCCCCTAGTTTGTATAAATCGTAAATCCAATTCCTACCTTCGGGGGTTGTAATAAAAATAACTTTACCTTTTCTACCAGCAACAGTTGGCGATAAATACATATCCCAAATCTTCTTATTCATCTTGGCAACCTCATCAATTACCAACAGATCGAGTCCTTCCCCCACTAATGAATCTGGATTATCTGCTGACATTCCCTCAACAGTTGTTCCCCACTTAAATTTAATTAGCATATCCTTTTCAGAGGCTCTTTCTATATCATCTCCATGACCAATAACCATTCTTTGCCATATCTCTCTAAATATTAATCTAGCCTTTTTATAAGACATACCCACTACCCAAATACGCTTATTGGGTTGAGAAGCAACATAGGTAGCTTCCATAGCACTAGCCCAAGTCTTTCCAAATCTTCTACCACAAACTATAACATTGAAACGGGCGTTATACTTTTTTGGATAGTGAAGAGCTAATTGACCTTCATGTGGTTGGTATCCAAGATACTCGAACCATTTTTTTTTAAATTCGTAATTTTTCTCTTGCATTAGATTACTTATCTAAGTTACATTATAGTATACTTTTAATGCAAGTGTTATTCTTGCAAATTAACCACTCACTTAAGAGGTAAAAATGTCAGAAGAACAACCCATCGAAACAGATGTAAAACAGGAACCCGTCACTAAAGACGAAAACAATGTACCTATTTCAAGGCTAAACGAAGTCATCTCTGAAAGAAATGAACTTAGAGATAAAATGATAGCCATTGAAAAACAACAGGAAGATAATAAGAGAGCAAAGCTCCAAGAAGAAGAAAAATGGCAAGAACTCAATGTTGAGCTTGTTAAGGAAGTTGAATCATACAAACCATATAAAGAAAGATGGGAATCAATGGACTTGAAACTTCGAGATGATGCTTTAGCTAAACTTCCTGAATCTAAACGAGAAAAATTTTCCAATGTGGATACTGAAACTTTACTTAATATCGTTAGTGAATTTGCTGAACAGAAGGACAACCCTCCTGATAGGCAAGGAACTGTGCCAACACAAAAATTGGCTAAAGTGACTGATATGAGTCCTGAAGAACGTAAACGCAATTGGAGTCAAATATTAGAATCTTATAGGAGATAATAATGAGTTATGCAGCGATAGGAAGTGGTAATACAGGCTTAACAGAAGTCAATGTGTTCATTCCAGAACTCTGGTCAGAATATGTCTATGATTACCTACAACGTAAATTGATTTTTAGACCACTTGTAGATGATTATAGTGATATGGTACAAGGCAAAGGAGATTTAATTCATGTGCCTTTACTATCTGAGTTAACAGTCGAAACCAAAGACCAAAATACAGCAATTCAATACGATACAGATGCTGGTGCGGTAGCAGATATTACAATTAACCAACATAAGTACGCTTCAAAGCTATTTGAAGATATAGCAGTTATTCAAGCTAATCCAGGTATGGTTGAGAAATATTCTCAAGCTTTTGGATATTCACTAGCTAAAGAAATAGATGCTCATATTGCTAGTAAGTTAATTACTGTTACATCTAGTATCACAACTGGTGATGATGACGTTATTACACAAGCAAATATGCAAACAGCACTTGCTACACTAGGAGAAGCAGATCTTGATTATCGTGATGGTGAGTTAATGTTTGCTGTTAATCCTACAGTATATGCTGACTTATTAAACGAAGATCGTTTGATGAGATATGATGCTACTGGTAGTGCAAATGGCGGTTTTAATACTGGTATGGTAGATAGAATGTTTGGTATGCCAGTTATGATGACTAATGCTTTAGGAACTGCTGGAACTAATGTTGCTGGAGTTATTTTTCATAAAAGCACAGTTGGATTTGCAATGCAACAAGAAGTAAGAATGCAAAGTGATTACTCGATTGACCACTTAGGTACGAAAGTAGTTGCTGATGCATTATATGGATGTGCATTAATCCATGCAACTCGTGGAATTAGATTTACTAACGATTAATCTGTAAGTTTAATTAATTACTTAATGGGGGTGGTTAAGTCTGCCCCCATTTAACCAAGATACCCATGAGAATATGTCAAGCTCGGTAAGGTATCATATCATAGGGGAAAGAAGATGGCAAGTTCACGAAAATACTCTGTAGTAGAATCCTTAAATCAAATGGTTTATGAAAATGCTGTAGTA